AAGAGAAAGATATACTGCGGCCCTGCCGGTCTAATATCCAGACAGGGCCGATAGCTGAAGGGTCTTTCTTCCCGGAAAAGCTCTATTTTTTAAGCTCCTGCCGGATAATTTTCGGAACGCAGTTGTTCCAGTTTATCGTGTGGTGAATCCGGGGGTTGCTGCTGTGCATCATACCCACCTTAACCGCTGACGGTATGTGCATAACGGTGTACATCGACTTGGTGTACGTGCCGCAAGCCTTATAGAGTTCCGTAATGCCCCCGTCGCTGCTCTGGGTGGTGGTCTGTACAATGCCGGCACGATTCGCCATCATAATGAGCTTTCCCCGGTTGCCTTCGGAAACATAGGTGTTTACGTCCTCGTTCATCCGGCCACGGAACTTTATGGGGCGCTCGGTAGAGCAAATAAAGCTGTTCATGGCCTTCCGTGTCACCCAAACCAAAGAATGGCTGTTATTGCCGCCCAGTAAATCCCCGCCCTGCATCCAGGACAACAGGGTCAGGGAAGGAACGCTTTTATAATAATCAAGAGTCGCGTTCAACGCCTCGTCCATGTGGCGGATGCTGTGGTACACGTACTTTCCTGCCGAGTTTACCACGTACCGGAATTGGTAGTAATCGTCGTCCAGCTGCCAAAAATATGTATAGCCCAAGTTTTTGGCAATGTCATAACAGGCATTGCGGGCATAGGTAATGGTCTTGCGGCTCATGTGAACGAAATTATCTGCAATATCCAGGCGACGGGCTTCGGCCTCCTTGTCAAACATGATTACCCGGTCACGTCCATAGAGCTGATAGTAGGTTTCCGCCGTGGGGTCCTCATTGTCGATAATGATGTACCAGGGGCCGCTGTAGTTTCCTGCATCCAGTAACGGGTGCAGGGTTTTGATATTGTTCGGCCGTCCATGAGACAAAATAAACGTGCAAAAATCGGAATGCGTCAGCATAAAAAAAGAAAAGTTATTGCGGTAAAAAACCGGAGCAGCCTGTGTTATTCGTCCGCTTCGTTTTCCGGTACGCCTTGTTCATCCATATCGGCCAGCGCGGCCAATCGTTCGGACATGCGGATATATCCCTGCTCAATGGCTTTGTTAAAATCAATGATAACCAGACAGGAATCTTCCATGAGCTGCTGAATATGGGCCGGGGCATGGGCGTAGTATTCGGCAATGCGGTCAAAATGCAAAACATAATGCCTGGCGGCGGCGATACGTAAAAACTCCCGCACATCATCCGGGAGTTCCTGGGCTTGGTCAATGGATTCCAGCAGCGCTTCCGCTTTGCCCTTGTCCACCAGGGAAGACACTTCCGGGCAATCCCCGGTAATTTCATAAACCGGAGTGACGATTCGGTGCGTGTACGTATTGCCCGCGTTCTGTGGTGGGGGTAATGCGCTTTCTTCCTCCCTTTCGGCTCCTACTGGGGCCTGACCGTTTTCGCTTCCGGCTTCCTCTTCCGCCAAAAGGTCGTCGAAGTCAAAGGCAGTCATGTCAAGCTGCACATCCGCCAGTTCCTCTTCCAGAAGGGCAAAATCCCATTCGGCGATTTCCGCCGTCCGATTGTCCACCAGACGGAACGCCTTGATTTGGTCTTCCGACAAGTCGTCAGCCCGGATGCAGGGAACAGTTTTAAGCTTCAATCTTTTTGCGGCCTTTAAACGGGTATGCCCACAGACGACGACATTATTGCGGTCAACCACAAGGGGAATCTTAAAACCGAACTGTTTAATGGATTCCGCCACCTTGACGGCCGCTTCATCATTACGGCGCGGATTTTTATCATAAGGAATCAGGTCTTTTACGGCAATATCTACAATTTCCATGTGCGAAAACGATTTTTGAAATTTGCAATGATTGCAAATTCTCATGGATTCTTAGCATGGTTTCAATCCTCATCAAAGCATAATCCGCCACCGTCCAGCCTGAAAATCCGACCGTTCCGGAACAGATTGGCATACAGGGCAAACTCGCCAACGCCATTGTGCCAGGGACACCAGCGGACACGGCGCCAGGCATCCTGCGAGGTAATGCACCCATGCAGGGCTATCTGCTCATGCGGGAAACGCCGCGAAAGCACCCACAGGGCAAATCCGAACGTCGTCAGCCGCCGGTCCATCCCTTCCCGGAACACCGCCTCCGGCAAATATTCCAGAAAAGGGTGCTGGTGCAGAAACCGGTATTCTTCCTTTTGCCAGTACGGAGGAATGCAAGGCCCTTCTTTCAGGCTTCCGGGAGGGGGATAGGTGACGATGATTTTACTGGCCCCGGCAAGCACATTCCAATGGCGGCGCTCTGGCGGAAATGTCCAGTACATAGGATTAGGATTGAGGAACACCCAGTCACAGCGCGTTCCGGTCTTTCCGGAATCATAGTTGCACATTTTCGATACCCTTACAACCAGCCGGGGCTTGTCGGAATCTATAATAGCGGAGCAGTCTTTAAGCCGGTGTTCAGATTCCTGGGCATTTCCTACCAGTACAATCATGCCAGTTCATCAGGGGCTACGCTTTTTGTGTATACCCGATATGGGTTCGACCGTTTGCAGGAGGCTGACTTTTTTTCCGCATCAGGCCGCCGCATTTGCAGATAAAAGGAATAATCGTCTTCCGTGTCGATTTGAAATGACCAGGGCAGGGTCTGGTAAAACACGGCCACTTTATCACCGGGACCGGACAGCAGCCCTGGATGCACGACCGTTCGGGGGGGGCAACGTTTCAGGGTATCATAACGCAGCAGGAGAAGCGCCCCGTCATAGTGGTCGTACCAATGCCGGGCGGACTGGCTTTCATCCTGCCCAAAAAGAGAGCCATTCAGGATGCCGCAAATTTTCAGGCGTTCCCCCGTAAAAGCCACCTGAATATTGGTATCGGATGACATCAAGGCGTGCATGTCCCGAAGCAGTCCGGGCCGTCTTACCGGGGAAGTTGCCTGGACTACGCAAAGCAGGTCGGAATCCCCGGCGTTAATCTGTGCGGCAACCTGACTGATGTGGCCCTGCATATATGGGGATTCCGGGTCAGGGTGCCATAAAACAGTGCGTTCATATCCGCGCCGGGAAATATCATGCAACAATTCCGGACTATCACAGGAAATAACTGGTTCCCATCCCTCGCCCCTGACGTACCTGGCCGACACTTCCCACAGCGGAATCAGGTCTCCGGAAAGATACGGGTTGCAGGTTCTGAAATTTTTTCCTGGGCAGCGCATGGAGCGTGCTTTCAAAGGAATAATACAATGCATTCGGAACTTATCGGGGGGGGAGGAATCTGCATCAGGCATAAAGAGTAAAAAGAAAAATTGGAGGCGGAAAAATACCCTTCCTTCTTTCCCCACAGCGGAAAAACTGCGGCCATCCTGGAAAAAAGGAAGGGCATCCCCTTTTTTGTTGTTCCCGTTTGCCGCAGGGGAAGGGGAGAGCTCATTACGTCTCCCACACATACACCCTGCGAAAGCATGCCCTTATCGCCTCAATCCACGCCTTTGAAGCGCGTCGCGCATGCAGGGAGCATCCTGCCAAATCCGGGGTAGCTTGTCAACTGCGTACAATTTCGACGATACTCCCGGACACGGAAGCCGCGTCTCCGGCAAGAGGTGTCGCGGAGCCGTCAAACATGACGCTTGACGTTTCCGGAGATGATTCCGACGCGCTGGCCGCCGCCCCTTCTTCCGGGGCTGACGCGTCACGCACCTCAATGTGGTCCGTGGGGGCGACAAATTGCGCCTGGCCAGTGATGGGAAGGCCCCCCAGCAAATCAAACTCTTCGTCGTCAATGACGGCAATCACCTGGACGGAAGATACTGTGGTGATGCAGTACCGGCGCCCCGGTATGGTGGCAATAGGAGTATTCAAGGCAATCATAACGCCGACGTTATACCCAGAAGGGGGAAAGAAAACAAGCCCCCGGTTTCCTGCGGTACGCATGACAGGCAATCCGATACGCGGGTGGGATGCAGGAAAGGGCCGGGGGCTTGTCTTTTTTGGATAGCAGCTATTATTGGTTGTTGTCGGGTTCCCGCTGAGCGGGTAACACTAGCAATATCCTATTAAGGGGCCGGAATTGCAAGCAGTTTTTTTCGGCTCCTGCCGCGTTTTCTTCTGTCACCCCGCACAATATCCGGTTTCCGATACTCCGGACGGATGATTTTCGGCACACAATTATTCCATGTAATAGCATGGTGGATTCTTCGGTAATGTTCGCCCATTGTCCGGATTTTCACCGCAGACGGCATATGCATGACACTGTAAAACGATTTCACGTAGGTTCCGTTTTCCTGGTAGGCTTCCGTCATCCCTCCCGTCGTCTGCTGGGTGCTGGCCTGGTTAAGTGCCAGTTCCGTAATCGAGAACATGACCACTCCCCGGTTTCCGTGGGTGATGTAGGTGTTCACGTCTTCATTAAACCGGCCCATGAAAGAAAAGGGGCGTTCCGTGTCACAGATAAAACTGTTCATGGCTTTTCGCCGGATGCTGAAAAGGCTGTTGGAGTTGGCCCCTCTCAGCAGGTCGCCGCCTTGAAGCCACGCTATGGTGGCAAGGGCCGGTGTACGGGTGAAGTAATCGAGGCAGATGTCAAGAATTGTGTCCAGACAGGTACAGCGCCGGCAAGTATAGCGGCGGTTACTGTCCAATACGAAACGGAAATAGTCGTAATCGTCGTCCAGCACCATGAAATACCGGAATCCCAAGCGGCGGGCAATGTCAAAGCTCGCATTGCGTACGTACACGGTACTTTTGCGCCCAAGACGGCCTGTAAAATTATCCGCTATGTCCAGCCTGGATGCCTCAAGGGGTTTATCAAAAACAACAACGTGGTCACTCCCGTAGCAATTAAGGTAGTCTCCGGCCTGTGAATCCTCATTGTCGATAATGATGTACCAGGGGCCGCTGTAGCCAAAACGCTCAAGCGCGTTCAGGGTTTTCACCCTCCCGGCCCGTCCATGGGAAATAATCAGGACGCAGAAATCAGAGTGCCGCATCATGATTCGCCGCCTCCTTCCTGTTCTTCCTCTTCCGGGTATTCTCGGTCATATTCATCGGCCAGGGCACGTGCCATTTGCACATATCCAAGTTCAATGGCGCGGTCATAATCAATAATGACCAGACAGGAGTTTTCCATGAGCCGCTGCACAGGAGGGACCGCATGGGCGTAAAACTCGGCTATCCTGTCGAAATGCAGGACATAGTGCCGCATGGCGGCAATACGCAAAAAGTCACGCACGGCATCCGGAAGCCCTGGGGTCCGGTCAATCTCTTCCAGCAGGGATTCCGCTCTGGTGCGGTCAACCAGCTCTTCGGTTTTTGGACAATCCCCGGTAATTTCATAAACCGGAGTAATGATGCGTCCTGTATAGATATTCCGGTCATCCCTCGCAGTATCATCCTGCATTTCTGCAGCACTGCCCGCATCCGCCGGCGAGCTTCCCGCCCGCTCTGAATCGGAGAAAAAACCGAAGTCATCAAGATTAAATTCGGCATCCAGCTCCCCTATCTCAATTTCAAGTTTGGAAAAATCCCAGCTTGAAAACTCCGACACCTTGTTATCAGCAAGGCGGAACGCCTGAATCTGCTTTGGGGTCAAATCCGAAGCGACAATGCAAGGCACATGGCTCATGCCCAATTCCAGGGCCGCCTTGTACCTCGTGTGGCCGCAGACAATGCTTCCGGCTTCATCGACGATAATCGGAACCTTGAAGCCGAACTCCTGAATTGAGTTTTTGACGTAGGGAACCGCGCTGTCGTTGTGGCGGGGGTTGTTTTCGTAGGGGTGGATGGATTCCACGGGCTTCATGACGACGCGCAAGGTCGCAGAAACGCTGTCCGGCACGGTTGCCGGTAAGGTTTGAACTGTCATTTCTATCTTTTTGTTTATGGTTACGGTTTGCCGTTCCCTTCCTGACGAGGGGGGGCAATCCGGCGAAGGCAACAGAAAAAGGAAATGCGGAGATTGCGCCTGATGGTGAAAGCCATTTATTTCAGACGCGGGAAATGATGCGTTCCCGTCCTCGCGCATCCGACCGTTCGCGGATTGCCTGGGGGACAAGCTGAAAAACAGGGCGGGGAGGGCCACGGAGCGTAAAAAGCATGGAAAGGCTGTGGAACTTCATGGGCTGGTATTGTTTGTGCCGGAAAAGTGAAAAGTAAAGGAAAAAAGCTTTTGGGCGCGGTCTCTGAAATTTGCAATCATTGCAAATTT